CTCGGGGCGATGGCGTGAATTGCGGCACCTGCGCCCACTGGCGCCTCGTGGGCTCGCTCGGCCAGGCCGGCTATGGGCAGTGCCAAGCGCGCCCCGAGCAGCACCGCGCCGCCTACACCACGAGCGCGATCAACGTCTGCCGGCTGGGGAAGTTCGTCGCGGTTGTCGTGCCGCACGGGTCGCTGCTGTGAAAACCCGGTATCCCGAAGACGAGGGCGTGTCTGACCCCCTCCAGACGCGCGCGTTTCACGAGCTCGCGATGGCCTACCGGCATTCGACGTTGCGCTCAACAGGTGCGGCCGAGTGGGAGGAAATGCAGGCGTTTCTGCGGCAGCACATGGCACCGCGTGAGCGCCAGCCTGCGCAGCTGCACGTGCTCAAGACCGGCAACCTGCAGGACATCCCCGGCACGCTGCGCAACCTGGCCGACCAGATCGAGCAAGACGAGTTCGGCACCGTCGAAGCGCTCGCATGGACGCTGGACACCGAGGGAGGCTATGCGCTCGGGATGATCGGTGGCGGCCATCCGTCCGAGGCTCATCTGCTCTTCAGCGTCGCGGCTTCGGCCATGGTCGAGGCGGTGCTGCAAGGGAAGGAACGGCTGTGACGCTGCTCTGTCGCCCGAAAGGCCGCGGCAACTGGCGCGTGATCACCATCGGCCTGGACGTGGCCGCCGACCTGTTCACCGTCAAGCGCGGCGACGTGCGCCACCTCGGCGCGCTCGTGCTGCGGGTGGTTGAGATTCGAGTTTGAAAGGAACCAACATGGCTTGCGCAACCAACATCTTCCACGAGCCGAAGCCGCCCCTCGGCCTCCAACCCGAGTTCGAACACGAGCACCAGGCGAATCTTGACCGCGTGCGCCAGATCATGGCCGCCATCGAACGGTACTGCGGAGCGTCTCGGCCGATCCCCGAAGAGTGGTTCATTGAGCTGCAGCGGCGCGTGAGCCCGAGCGATGGCAATTCCTCCCACTTCCCATGCGGCTGATGACCATCGCCACCATGCTCGAAGCCCGCCGCGCCCGCGCGGCTGCGAACCGCGCCGGACGAATGCGCTTCGCCGCCGAGCCCACGCAGCAGGTGGAGCGCGAGAAAGCCCGCGTCGAAGCCCTCGACGGCAAGCTGAATCGGCTTCTTTCCTGCTGGTACGAGTGGGTGCGCAGCTACACGCACACGCGCGGGTTCAACGCCGCGGATTCGACCTGCCGCGACTACAGCACGCCGACGCATTGGGACTGGCGCAACGGCGCCGAAGACGAGCGCGCCGATCAGGAGCGCATGCGCGGCGTTGATCGAGCGATGAAGAAGGTGCCAAACAGTCCACGGCCGTGGCGCCTTGCCTTGGAGTTTCAGGCGATGAATCTTTACAGCGATGCTGCGGTCTGGTCGTCGCCTCGGCTGCCTTCCGGAGCGGAATTGGAGGTGCTGACGCTGGAAGCCCGCAACCTGCTCTTGCGTGAGCTGCGTGCATCCGGGGTATTGACGTGATTGACGTCCCGTATTGGTTTCGGATACATTTCGCACCGTTGTTGCGCAGCCATGCGCGTCAGATTTTCAAGCCGCCCACCGAGGCGGCTTTTTCATTTCCGAACCACTCCCGGCGAACAGCACCAGCCTCGCGTGCTGGAGCGGCGGGCAAACCGCTCCGGATTCTCACCATTCGCACTCAGTGGGCGCAGGGCGCGAGTGCTGACCGCGATGGCCCAGCGCTTCGGCGTAAGTCGGATGGGCCGCAGCTTCGGATAAGCCCAAGGGAGCCCCGACCATGAACACAACTTCCTGGGGGCCTCACCGTGGGTAAGGTCTCCGTCAAGCCCGGCGAAGCCGAGGCCATCCTGAACGCATTCGGCCTGGAGACGCTGTGCGACAGGCTCGTGAGCGGCGAAACACAGACCTCGATCTGCAAGTCACTGGGCATCACGAAGGGTTCGCTCAGCCGCTGGGTGTCGCTGGATGCCGAGCGCCAGGCCCGTGTGCACGAGGCGCGTATCGCTTCGGCCGAGGCCTTCGACGAGCTGGCCGAGGTGGCGATTCGCAACGCAAAGAACCCGCTGGCGCTGGCCAAGGCTCGTGAAATCGCCCACCACTACCGCTGGCGGTCTTCGAAAGTTGACCCGCGGCGCTACGGCGAAAAGCTGCAGGTCGACCAGACGAACACCATCATCAACCTGAGCGACGAGGAAATAGAGCGGCGCCGGCAGAAGATCATCGACGACCTGGCCGCAAACGAAGTTTCCAGCAAGGCATCGCAGTGACTGCGCCCCTCTCCGCTGGTCAGATCCGGGCCATGCGGCTCGAAGAGCTCGCGCTGCTGGAGGAACAGCAGCGCAGGGCCCGCGGCAACCGGCTGAAGACTTACCAGCCCTACCCGAAGCAGCAGGAGTTCCATGCGGCAGGCGCCAGCTACCGCGAGCGCCTGCTGATGGCAGGCAACCAGCTGGGCAAGACCTGGAGCGCGGCATTCGAGACGGCCATGCACCTCACCGGCCGCTATCCGGACTGGTGGCAGGGCCGCACGTGGGAGCGCCCGGTCAGCGGCTGGGCTGCTGGCGTCACGAACGAGGTCACGCGCGACTCGCTGCAGCTGCTTCTGTGCGGGAAGATCGAAAACATCGGCACCGGGACCATTCCGCGGGATGCCATAAAGGATTTCAACCGCCGCTCTGGCGTGCAGGACGCCATTGAATCGATCGTGGTGCGGCACGGCGGCGGCGGCGACGTGCAGGCCGGCGAGTCGCTGCTGGGCATCAAGAGCTATGAGCAGGGCCGGGCCAAGTTTCAGGCCACCACGCTGGATTTCGTCTGGTTGGACGAAGAGCCACCGCTCGACATCTACACCGAGTCGTTGACCCGCACCAATGCGACCAACGGCATCGTGTACATGACGTTCACGCCGCTGCAGGGCATGACCGACACCGTGAAGCGCTTCCGCATCGACAAGGTGCCCGGCAGCACGGTCACGATCATGACCATCCACGATGCGCTGCACTACACCGAAGAGCAGCGCACCGCAATCATCGCTAGCTACCCGGCGCACGAGCGCGAAGCCCGCGTGAACGGCGTGCCGACATTGGGCAGCGGCCGCATCTATCCGATCGACGAAGCCACGATCAAGGTGCCGGCCTTTGAGATTCCGGTGCACTGGGCCCGCATCGCCGGTATCGACTTCGGTTGGGACCACCCGAGCGCGGCCATTGAACTGGTTTGGGACCGCGACGCTGACGTCGTGTACGTGGTCAAGGCGCACCGCCAGAAAGAACAGACCCCGCTGCTGTTCGCGGCGACCGTCAAGCCTTGGGGCGACTGGCTGCCGTGGGCATGGCCACATGACGGCCTGCAGCACGACAAGGGCTCGGGCCAGGCGCTGCGCGACCAGTACGCGGCGCAGGGACTGGCCATGCTCAAGGACAAGGCCACGCATGCGCCGGCCGATGGCGAGGAAGAGGGCACCGGCGGCAATGGCGTGGAGGCCGGCGTGCTGGAGCTGCTGGACCGCATGCAAACCGGCCGCTTCAAGGTCTTCGACCACCTGAACGACTGGTTCGAAGAGTTCCGCATGTACCACCGCAAGGACGGAAAGATCGTGAAGCTCGGCGACGACCTGATGAGCGCCACCCGCTACGCAAACATGATGAAACGGCATGCGATCACCAAGCCGCAGCCTTTCAAACCTCTCACGTACCGCAACCGCATGCTGGCCTGACCAGCGAGAAAGGAAGACCATGACCGCAGCAAAGACCCAGAAAGACCTCGAATCGGTGCTGGCCGCGAGCCGCAAATACGACGCCGACAAGGAGGCCGAAAGCGTCACCAAGTCCGAAGTGCACACCTATGCCGACGGCTCGCAGCGCGTCGGCGTGCCGCCGTTTCCCAAGGAGTCGCCACTCGAAGAAGTGGCCGAGGAAAAGCGCCGCGCCACGCCAATGACCGTGCCGCAGGGCATGAAGCAATCCGGCGAAGTGCCGGCCACGGTCGCGCCTGGTGCCGACCTCGACGCGCTGCGCGAGCGCGCCGAAGAGCAGCTGACCTCCGACGTTCTCAGCGGCAAGGATCCGCACACCCCGAACCCGACCACCGCCAGCGACAAGCCCGAGCTGGCCGGCGAAACGGGCGTGATGACCGCCGACATGCTCGAAGGCAATGCTCCCGCGGCCTCGGCAGAGCCCACCGCCGAAGAGCTGGCCACCATCGCCAGCCAGATCGAGCCCAAGGGCGACATCGAGGCCACCGACGAGCAGAAGGCAGCAGCCGTGGCCCAGGTGGCGCGCGAGACCAAGGGCGCGATCGCTCCGGCGTCCACCAGCACGAAGAAGCGCTAAGCCGTGGCGAAGATGGACGACGACACCCTCCTGGGCATGCTCCAGGAGCTGGAGGAAAACTCCGCCCACTTCGTGTGGGGCACGCTCGCCCAGGAACGGCGCGCGGCGGCGAAGGAGTACTACCGCCAGCCCTACGGCAACGAGGAAGAGGGGTGGTCGTCCATCGTCACGTCGGAGGTGCAGGACACCGTTGAATGGATCCTGCCCGACCTGCTCGACATGTTCGTGAGCAGCGACGACGCGGTGGTTTTCGAGCCCACGCAGGAGGCAGACGCCAAGGGCGCCGACCAGGCCACTGACGCCTGCAACTACGTCTTTTACAAGCAGAACAACGGGTTCTTGACCCTCTACACAGCGTTCAAAGACGCGCTGATGTTCAAGAACTGCGCGGTGCACTGGCGCAAGGAGACGCTGCGCACCAATCGCAAGGAGCGTCTCAACGGCATCAGCCCCGAAATGCTGGCGCTGAAGCTCGAAGAGACCAAGGGCAAGATCGTGGCCGCCGAAGAGGTGCAGCAGCCCCTCATCGACCCACTGACCGGGCAGCCAGCGCTCGACCAACTCGGCCAGCCGATGATGCAGACGCTGATCAGCGCGCTCATCTCGAAGCCGACCGAAAAGACAGTGATCAAGATCGAGGCCTTCGAGCCCGACAACCTCCTGATCCAGCGCGACTGGACGAGCCCGATGCTCGCGGACTGCCCCTATGTGGCGCGCAACATGGAGGTGACGCTTTCGGACGTGCACCAGATGGGTCACAAGGATGTGACGGCCGAGGAACTGGCCGCCAGTGTGCAGCCTGGCGTCGGCGAATCCATCGAGCAGCGCCGCAGCCGTCGCGGCCTGACCAACGAAATCAACGACCCGGCCAACCAGATCGAGGTCGACGACGAGAGCCTGACGCGCGGCTATCTGCGCATCGAATGGGTGCTGGTGGACTTTGACGGCGACGGTATTGCCGAGCGCCGCGAAATCTACCGCCTCGACGACAAGATTCTCAGCAATGAGGAATGCGACGAGGTGCCGATTGCCACGGGCTCGCCAATCCTCGTGCAGCACCGCTGGGACGGCATGAGCGTTGCCGAAATCATGAGCGACCTGCAGATGCTCAAGACCGAGCTGACGCGCGGTGTCGTGAACAACGCCTACGCCTCCAATAACCCGCGCAAGCTGGTGCTGGTGGACAGCCATGGCGCCCCGCAGGCTGACGTGGACGACCTGCTGGACGGCCGGCCCGGCGTGAATATCCGGGTGAAGCAGCTGAACGCCGTGCAGATGGAGCCTACGTCCTTCGTCGGCAATCAGATGTTCCCGCTGCTCGAATACGTCGACCAGATGGGCGAGAAACGCACCGGCGTCTCCAAGCAGCAGCAGGGCCTCGACCCCAACGCCCTGCGCCCCGACCGCACGGCCGCCGAAGTGATGATGACCGCGAACGCGGCCAAGTCCCGCATCAAGCTGATCGCGCGCATCCTGGCCGAAACCGTCGTGATGCCGATCTTCAAGGGCACGCTGCGCCTGTTGACCTCGGGCGACATGCAGCCAATCTCCTTCAAGCTGCGCGGCCAGTTCGTGGAGCTCAACCCGAACGAGTGGACCGACGGCTACGACATGACCGCCAATGTCGGCCTGGGCACCGGCGACAAGGACAAGCAGCTGGCCGTGCTGGAGAACATCTGGCAGACCCAGATGGCGCTCGCACCCTCGCCAATGGGCGAAATGATGGTGACGCCGCAGCAGATGTTCAACACGCAGGCGAAGATGATCGCTTTGGGCGGCTTCAAGAACGTGGGCGACTTCCTGACCGATCCGGGCGAAGCGCCGCTGCCGAAGAAACCGCCTCAGGCGCCGGATCCTGCGCTGCAGGTGGCACAGATCAAGGCCCAGAGCCAGCAGCAGATCGAGACGGTGAAGCTGCAGGCCAGCGCCCAGGGCAAGCAAGCCGAGCTCGCCCAACAAGCCGAGCTCGAGCGCATGCGCATGCAGATGCAGGCCGAGGTCGACGTCAACCGCCAGCAGGCTGAAGCCGAGCAGCACGCCTTCAAGGTGCGCCTAGAGGCCGAGCTCGAGCAGCTGAAGGCCCAGTATGAAGACCAGCGCCACCAGCGTGAAATGGCCTTCAGGCAGTGGACTTTCGAGCAGGAGCAAGCCCAGGCCCGCTGGAAGGCCGAGCTCGACGCGGCCACCAAGATCGAGGCCGCCAACATCAGCAGCAAGTCCAAGCTCGACAACGCGGCCACCGCGGCCGCCACCGGCGAAATCGCCGCAGAGGTACAGCAATGAGCCGTCTGAAGACATGGTTTGCGGCGGTTGCCGCCTTCTTCACCCCATCGTGCGAGGTGCGCAAAGAAGTGCTCAGCGGCGAGACTTGCTACTGCATCTACCGCCGCCGCTTCGGCAGGCTGGTGTTCCTGGAGCGCTGGAGCACGCTTGCCGGGGCCGCACGGCGCCTGGTTGAGCTCACCGGCACTACACCCATGGGTACACCCGTCCCGGCCGAGCAGATCGCTGAAGCGCTCGCCCTTGCACCGCCGCCGCGACCCGTTCCCTCGCTGGTCAGCTCGAAGCAGCGCCTGTTCGACATTGGCGAAAGTGCCCGCCTTGTGCTGGAAAACCCCGCGTTCAATGAAGCGCTGCGCCTCATGCGGGACGAAGCGGCCGCGGCGCAGAAGAAGTGCCCCATCCGCGACGAAGAAGGTCAGCGCCTCCTCGCGCAGGCGGCCCGGCTGACCGATGCTGTCGAGCAGACCCTGCGCGGGATGCTGGAAGCTGGAAAGATGGCCAAGGCACAGATCGACATCGACAGCGCACGCAACGAGGCGCGCAAGCAGCCCGTGCTGCGCAAGGTTTTGTAGGCCACACCAGCCTATTCCGGGCTCCGCAGCGATGCGTCCCTTGTCTGCCCCCTGGTGTCTCGCGGGGGTGGTCTTGATTTGAAAGAAAACATCACATGCCTGGACAAGCCGACATGGCCCCGGTGTCAATGGATGACGTGGCAGCGTTCCTGGTCGATAACCCCGAGGCCGACCAAGCGGGAGAGCTGCCCAACGACGACGAGCCCGGCAACGAGCCGGATAACTCTGATGTCGATCAAAACCCGGACGGCGACGAGCCCGATGGTGCTGGCCCTGACAGCGACGACCCCGACGCGGATCCCGATGCGGATAACCCGGACGCGGACGACGCCACCCAAAAGCAGACAAGCCAGAAATACAAAGTCCCGGTCAAGGGTGACGACGGGTCGGACACCACCGTCGAGGTGGACGAAAAAGAACTGATCGCCGGGTACCAGCGGCATGCGGACTACACCCGCAAAACGCAGGAACTCAGCACCCGGGAACGCGAAGCGCATGAGCTGGTGAGCCGTCGTCTCGATGAAGGCCGCACCTACTTCATGCAGGAAGCGCAGAAGGCACATGCGCTCATCCGGACGCTCGCGGCCCTGAAGTCAGACGACGAAATGGCTCACCTGGCGGCTACGAACAAAGACGCATGGGTGGAAGAAAAAGCCCGCTCTGAAGCAATTCAGCGGGCGTTGCTGCAGCTCGAGCACGGCATGTCCGCCGAACAGCAACGCGCCCAGCTTCAAACGCAGCAAGCCCAGCAGCAGGAATTCCACAAGGCGTGGGGCGTGCTGGGGCAGGAGGGCATCGACAAGCCCAAGCTGCAAGGCATCTTCGAGGGTGTTGCCAAGAACTACGGCGTTGAGCAGTCGCGTTTCGCGAACGTGACCGATCCGAAGGTGGTTCTCATCATGCGCGATGCCCTGGCCTACCGCGAACTGAAGCAAAAGACGGCGGCGGTGAAGAAGGAGGTCAAGGTGGCCCCCAAGCTTCCCGCGCCGCGCCAACGAGTTCCACAAGCCGAACAGGCAAACAAGCGCCTTGACCAGAAATTCCGCTCCGGGCGGGCTGGCACGAAGGACTTGGCCGCGTTCATCGCAAACAACAAGCTCTAAGCCCGCGAGGGCCTGAAAGGAAAGCCAAATGGCTCAACCGACCAACCTCTACGACCGCTACGACGCCGGCACGAACGTCCGCGAAGACCTGATCGACAAGATCACGATGACCAACCCCGAGGAAACTCCGGTCATCTCATCTTTCGGCCGGGCCACTGCGGAAAACACGTACCACGAATGGCAACGTGACGCGCTGCGCGCCCCGAACAAGGACAACGCAGCGATCGATGGCGACGACGCCACGGCGAGCGCCAAGACGCCTCCGGTACGCGTGGGCAACTACTGCCAGATCTTCCAAGACACCATTGCGGTGTCCGGCCGCGCTGAGAAGGTCAAGAAAGCCGGCATGAAGTCCGCGATGGCCTACTACAAGGCCAAGGCGTACAAGGAACTGCAGCGCGACATGGAAGCCATGGTGCTGTCGGCAAACCCGGCAGTTGCTGGTTCCGGCGCGGCCGCGGCGAAATCGGGCGGCCTGGGCGTGCTGATCTACACCAACGCGAAGCACGGCGCTGGTGGTTCGACCGTCGCACACACCTCCGGTGCTCCGACCGTGGCCCCTACGGCTGGCACGCCACGCGCGCTGACCGAGGCCATCCTGAAGGATGCTGTGCAGTCGACCTACACGTCGAGCGGCAAGGTGCCGCCGCAGGTGTACATGGGCCCGAACCACAAGACGGTGTTTTCGACTTTCGCCGGTATCGCGGTCAACCGCGTCGAGGTGGAAAAGAAGAAGCAGGCCCGGATCGTGGCGGGCGCCGACGTGTACGTGTCGGACTTCGGCGAACTGGAAATCGTGCCTCACTACATCATGGCGGCCAGCACCAACGTCTTCGGCCTTAACTCCGAATACGGCGACGCCGTGTATCTGCGTGGCTTCCAGTCCGAACCGCTCGGCCGGTCGGGCGACTCGACCAAGGAGCAAGTGCTGGTTGACGCGACGGTGCGCCTGACCTCCGAGAACACGCAATTCAAGATTGCGGACCTCTCGGGCGGCTAAGCCGCTCTCGTCAGCAACTCGGCAACAGAGGGGCCCTCTTCGGAGGGCCCTTTTTCATTGGAGAGCGCGCCATGACCAATGGTTATTCCGAAAACGTGACGGTCGACGAAGGCGTGGACCCA